ACAGGGTTTATAACCAAAGCAATAGGGTAATATTGAAATGGCTGATGAAATTGTATCATTTAGACCTCTGGCGGATAAGATCATTGTCCGACCAGATGTTCGTGTTTTAAGCTCTGTATTAATTGTTTATAACAAAGAAGCTGAGAACATGGGAACTGTTGTTGCTGTAGGGCCTGGCAAGAAATTGTCATCCGAAAGACGTGAAGCTATGCCGATTGCCGTAGGGCAACGAGTACGTTTTGGCACTATGAACGACAATCCCAAAGAGGAGTATCTTAAGTTCACACCTATTAACCATAATGGCGAAAAGTGTCTTTTAATGAGCTGGCAGGACATCTGCTGGACAGAAGGGTAAATATGGCAACTAAACCTGGTCTTTATGCAAACATCCACGCTAAACAAGAACGCATCAAGCGTGAAAAAGCAGAGGGTAAACCCGTAGAAAAGATGCGTAAGCCTGGCACAAAGGGCGCACCTACCAAGCAAGCATTTATTGAATCTGCTAAGACTGCGAAGAAAAAATAATGGCTACTAAACACGATAAACCTATCCCGCATAAGACTACAGGCAAGGGCAAGACCTACAATCCTACAGAAAAGGGCGCAGGAATGACCGCCAAAGGTCGTGCTGAATACAATGCTAAGAATGGTAGCAATCTGAAAGCTCCTGCACCAAATCCAAAGACTGAGAAGGATAAGGGTCGTAAGGCATCATTTTGTGCAAGGATGGAAGGCGTAGTAAAGAAAGCAAAAGGCCCAGCAGAACGAGCCAAAGCTAGTTTAAAGAATTGGAATTGTTAAACCTAAAGGGGGAAGTATGTTTGATCGCATTATTGATTGGTTAAGTAAAGTCATTGGCCCAAAGCCCAAGCCATCTAATCAATGGCATTTTCCTATTACTGAGGACTTTGAGCCACGCAAAGCAGAAATTAAAACAAAACCCGCCTTGAAGAAGGCAACAACAAGGAGCAAAGCAATGCCGTTAGTGAAATCAGCCAGCAAGAAGGCAGTAAGCAAAAACATTAAAACTGAAATGGAAATTGGTGGTAAGCCACAGAAGCAAGCTGTAGCCATCGCCCTCAATGTTCAGCGTGAAGCTAAGAAAGCAAAGGCTAAAAAGAAATGATTAATCTTAATCTTGAGATAGCTGAAGTAGAGGCAATCCTTAAACACGTTGGTAACGCTGCTTATGCAGAAGTAGCAGGATTGATCGCTAAGATTCATGGACAGGCTACAGCACAAGTACAAGCTATCAAACAGACAAACGTTGCAGAAATACAACAATCTGATGACAGCCAAAATGTTGCGTAAATACAACAAAAAGTATTTATAATTCAAGAATATGGAAACTGAGTTAGACAAGAACGCCAAGATTGCTGAAAGCATGAAGGGGAATAAGAACGCTACGAAGAATAAGCTGTTCTTTGACCAGATTAAGCGTCATCTGACTCAGAATCCTCAAAAGCTAGAAAAGATTGTAGAAACGCTAGTTGACTCTGCTCAAGAAGGTGAAGCATGGGCAGTCAAAGAGATCATGGATCGTATCGATGGCAAAGCGCATCAATCTACAAGCATAGAAGATGCAGAGGGCAATAACCTCTTGCAGGCTATCGAAGTCAGGTTTGTAAAGCCAAGTGAGTGAAATCACCCAAGAACTGCGGGAGGCAATATCTGCGGTTGACTTCCCTATCAAGCTGCAATTCCTTTTTGAGCCATCAAGGTTTAAAGTTTGTCATGGTGGGCGAGGTTCAGGAAAGTCTTGGGGATTTGCCCGTGCCTTACTTGTTATAGGCGTTAAAAAGCCAATTAGAGTGCTTTGCGCTCGAGAGTTTCAAAACTCTATTGCCCAATCTGTGCATAGGTTATTGGCAGACCAGATCATAGCAATGAAACTGGAATCATTCTATGAAGTAACTCAGAATCAAATTAGAGGCAAAAATGGCACAGAGTTTAACTTTGTGGGCCTCAAAAACAATCCAGCAAACATAAAATCTTATGAGGGAAGCACTCATGTGTGGATTGAGGAAGCACAGACTGTAAGTGATCGAAGTCTTGAAATCCTTATACCTACGATAAGAACGCCCGACTCTGAGATATGGATTACTTTTAATCCAGAGCTAGAAACAGACCCTGTTTATCAAAGATTTGTATTAAATCCACCGCCTAACTGCCAAACTGTGCGTATGAATTGGCAAGACAACCCCTGGTTTCCTGATGTGTTGCGTGAGGAAAAAGATCAGTTATTTAGTAGGGATAGAGAAGCCTACAACACAGTCTGGGAAGGCTTATGCCGTCAAACAGTAGATGGTGCTATCTTTGCCAAAGAAATGGCTATGGCTGATTTAGAGGGTAGAATAACGAATGTCCCTTATGACCCAATTAAGCCAGTTCACGCAGTATTTGACCTCGGTTGGGCTGACGCTACTGCTATTTGGTTTGTGCAGTTTATTGGCATGGAAACTCGCCTCATTAGGTATTACGAAAACACGCAAGAAACGATAGCGCATTACCTGGCTAAAATGCAGTCCTATGGATATGTATATGACACCCTTTGGCTACCTCATGACGCAGGATCAAAGACTTTGGGATCTAACGGCAAAAGCATTGAGGACATCGTTAGAGCTACAGGGTATAACACTAGAGTTATTGAGCGAACACCCATTGTTGATTCCATTAATGCTGCCCGAATGATGTTTAATAAGTGCTGGTTTGATAAGACCAACACGCATGAAGGACTGCAATGCCTACGCCATTACCGCTATGACGTAGATCCTGACACTAAGCAATTTAGCCAAAAGCCATTACACGACAACTACTCCCACGGGGCTGATGCTTTCCGATACATTGGTTTGATGGTAAATGAGCCTAGAAAAGCACCAAAACAAAAGGCTACTTATCAACTGCCGTCAAGCTGGATGGGCTAGAATATGTTGTGCAAATACTACACTTGGCTTAAAATTAGCCGATAATTAAGGAATATCTATGGCATACGATAGCGTTGCAGACTCCCAATCAGACGGCAGAATCCAAGAAGCTAAGGATTTTTTAAGACTTTGTAATGATTCGGATAGCAACAATCGTGCCGAAGCCCTTGATGATGTCAGGTTTGCAGCAGGCGATCAATGGCCTGTAGATGTGCAAAACAGCCGTATTTTAGAAGCCCGCCCTTGCCTTACCATTAATAAAATTGATGCCTATGTGCGTCAAATCTGTAACCAACAAAGACAGCAACGCCCACGCATTAAAGTGCATGGCATGAACAATGAGTCAGACGAGAAGGTTGCTGAGATTCTTACAGGCATCTGCCGTCATATTGAGAACCAATCCGATGCCGATGCAGCTTACGACCATGCTTTTGAGTATTGCGTCAAGATGGGTTGGGGCTATTGGCGTGTTACTACTGATTATGTAAGAGAGGACAGCTTTGACCAAGAAATCTACATTAGACCAGTTGAGAACCCTTTTACTGTCTATTTTGATCCTAATAGCGTGTTGCCAGATGGGTCTGATGCTGAGCGAGTTCTTATCACAACAGTTATCTCTAAAGACGTGTTCAAAACCATGTACCCAGATGCAGAAGTGGATCAGGGTTTCTCATCAAGAGGAACAGGCGATACGGAGAGCGAATGGGTCACAAAAGAAGATATACGTGTAGCTGAGTATTTCTATACAGAACGCACTAAAGATATGCTTTTAGAGCTATCTGATGGCACTACTGGCTACTCTACAGAGATCCCAAGCAAGGAAGTCTTAGCCCAAGCGGGTATTACTGTTATTGCTAAACGTGATGTATGGCGTAAAAAGATCAAATATTGCAAGCTAACGGCTATGCAAATTCTTGAAGAAGGTGAATGGGCGGGTAAATATATCCCAATCGTGCCTGTATTTGGTCAAGAAGTGCGAGTTGACGATAAGCATAAGAAATTTGGCTTAGTACGCATGGCAAAAGACCCACAGCGTATGTATAACTACTGGTCAACTGCTTTGACTGAAACTGTAGCTTTAGCTCCTAAAGCAAAATGGCTATTGGCAGAAGGTCAAGATGAAGGTCATGAAAACGAATGGGCAATGGCTAACATTAAAGCTATGCCTGTCTTGCGTTATAAGCAGACCGATATTGAGGGCAGACCAGCTCCACAGCCTACAAGACTGCAACCAGAGCCACCTCCTGCGGGCGTGATGTCTGCATTACAGAGTATGAATCAGGATTTACAAGCAGTAGTCGGTATTTTTGATCCAAGCCAGCTCCCACAAGGCTTACAGTCAGGCAAATCTATTAATGGTCAGCAGATGCAAGCTGATATGACTAACTTCCATTATTACGACAATCTGACACGCAGTATCCGTCACACAGGTCGGATCATTCTTGACCTAGTGCCTAAGATTTATGACAGAGAACGAGTCATGCGGATCATTGGCGATGATGGCAAGCCTGAGATTGTGACTTTAAACCAGCCTGGCTCGGATGAGAATGGCGTAGCTAAAGTCCTAAATGACGTTACTGTAGGCGAATATGACGTAGTAATGGATACAGGCCCTGGCTACAACTCCAAACGTCAAGAAGCCGTAGATGCAATGACCAGCCTATTTGCTGCCGATCCTGCCCTAGTGCAGATTGCAGGCGATTTATATGTCCGTAATATGGATTTCCCTGGCTCAGACGTTATTGCTGATCGCTTGGCTGTAAACAATCCTCTCGCCCAAATTGATGAGAAGTCAGAAGTGCCACCACAGGCTCAGATGATGATTGCACAGGGCAAAAAGACGATTGAACAGCTACAACAGCAAATTCAGATGATGCAGATGGATAGTAAATATCGTGCAAGCGTTCAAGAGCAAGTCCAACAGGCTGAAACAGAGCGTGAGAAGATGCGCCTGCAAGTACGCAGAGAAGATACTCAGTTGCGTACCGATACGACAGCGCATGACACAGTTATCAAGACTCAGACCCAGCTTGAAATTGAGCAGATGAAAGCACAGTTAGCTTTAGTTCTTGCCCATATCAATAAAACGACTGAAAAATCAGCCGAAGCTGAAGCGATTGAACGAGCCATTTAGTGTTGTAAAAGCGCAACACTTATGATATAAATGAATTTGTATTGCCTACCGATGGGTTCATCGGGTAAAAATCTTGAGGAATCTCATGTCAGAAGAAACAGCAGTAAGAACAGCAGACAATGTAGTAACGTCAGATAATTTAGCGGAATGGACTGCTAATAAATTAGGTTTAGCCAGCGAAGAAGCCCCTGTTGAGGCTGAAACTGTCGAGGAAACTCCAGAGTCAGAGCCATCAGTTGAGGCCCAAGCCGAGAATTTACCTGAGGCAGAACAAGAAGCGGAAGTAACAGACAAGCCTAAACAAAATCCCAAAATTGAAAAGCGATTTCGTGAGCTTACAACTCGTGCTAAACAAGCTGAAGCCGAAAAGCAAGCCTTAGAAGCCCGCCTACAAGAACTTGAGAGCAAAGTAGCACCAGCACCCCAACAAATTGAACAAGACATTTTGGGTGAAAAACCCCAAGCAAGTCAGTTTCAAGATGCTTTTGAATATGCAGAAGCATTAGCTGAATGGAGTGCGGAAAAAGCATTAGTAGAACGTGATAAGCAAGAACAGCAACGCAAAGTCGAAATTGAACGCCAAGAAGTTATTAAATCTTGGACTTCTAAATTAGAGAAAGCCAAAGCTGAATTGCCTGATTTTGATGAAATGGTGGCATCTAGTAAAGTCCAAGTACGAGATGAAGTACGGGATGCGATTCTAGAGTCCGATGTAGGCCCTCAAATCCTATATCAATTAGCATCAGATGATGACCTTGCCCAACGCATTTCTTCTATGCCAGTTAACAAAGCACTTAAGGAATTAGGGAAATTGGAAGTTCAGTTTGAGCGTAAAGAAGCTCCTGCTGAAGTCAAAAGCGAACCTGTTGCTCGTAGTAAAGCACCAGCACCGATTAAGCCTCTCACCGCAGGCAAAGGTACACAAGATGTTCTCATCGATGGAGATGGAGTATTTCATGGTACTTACGCCCAATGGAAAGCAGATCGAAAGGCTAAACGGATACGCTGATAACTCAATTTATATTTAAAGAAAAGGAGAAATCATGTCGAATAATTTATTGACGATTTCAAAAATTACTAATGAGGCCTTAATGGTTCTCGAAAACGAACTGACTTTTACGTCAGAAGTAGATCGTAACTACGATGACCAATTTGCGGTAGTAGGTGGTAAGATTGGTAACACAGTAAACGTTCGGAAACCTGGCCGTTTCATTGGTACCACAGGGCCCGCCCTCAATGTCGAGGATTTTGTAGAAACTTCTGTACCTGTAACATTGTCAACACAGTTTCACGTTGACACCCAATTTACCACCCAAGACCTTGCACTTTCTCTCGATATGTTCTCTGATCGTGTATTGAAGCCTGCTGTAGCTGCTATTGCTAACAAGATTGATCGTGATGGTTGCACACAAGCTGCAAACAACACAGCCAATATCGTTGGTGTAGCTGGTACGCCTCCAACTGGTTTGATTACTTACCTGACTGCTGCTGCTTACCTTGATTCTGAAGGCGCACCACGTGATGGCCGTAGATCATGCACAGTTGAGCCATTTACCTCAGCTACTATCGTTGACAGCTTGAAAGGCCTATTTGTGCCACAAGAAGCTATTGGCGAGCAGTATCGTAAAGGTTTGATGGGTCGTGACTCTGCTGGTATGAATTGGAAGATGGATCAAAACATCGTTTCACATCAGTTTGGTAGCTTCTCTGGTTCTGCAACTGTTAACACAACTACCGCTACTGGTTTCTTGACATCTGGTTGGGCTTCTTCAAGCACCATCACTTTGTCTTTGACCAATGGCGTAAGTTTGTTACAAGGTGACACATTCACCATCGCTGGTGTATATGCTGTTAACCCACAGAATCGTCAGGCTTATGGTTCAAACAAGCTGCGTAACTTTGTAGTTAATACTGCTGTTAGCGGTTCAGGTGGTACTATTTCTGTAAACGTAAGCCCAGCTATCATTACTGCTGGTCAGTTCCAGAACGTATCTATCCCTTCAACTAGCTCTACTGCTGCTGTTAGCTTCTTTAACCAGTCTGGTACAGTTTCCCCACAAAACATCATCATGCACCGCAATGCGTTTACTCTCGCAGTAGCCGACCTTGAGTTGCCAGAGGGTGTTCACTTTGCAGGTCGTGCAAGCGACAAGGAAATCGGTCTGTCAATGCGTGTAGTTCGTCAATACACCATTAACAATGACTCTATTCCTACTCGTTTAGACGTTCTGTATGGTTGGGCAAATTTGTATCCTGAACTCGCTTGCCGTGTTGCAGCTTAATTAACCTAACATTTAAAGGAAAATAATCATGGCAAATCCAGGCCCATCAACCACAGTAACAGCACATTATTTATTTAATGGTGACTCTACTGATGGCGTTTATATCGCAGCAAATAGCCCTTTGGCTTTCTTTGGCGCAACTCCAGTAACACAACCTACAGCCGTAGCTAACACAACTACTACTGCTGCTGGTTCTACAACTGCTGTTTACACCAATACCACCTTCCCAGGTGCATCAGGAAGCACAGCCTACACAATCGGTGACATCGTTACCGCATTGAAATCCTTAGGTCTATTGAAGTCGTAATATTGTAGTAATATGAGAAAACCCGCCCCTAAAAAGGTGGGTTTTTTCTTTTGTTTTCTTATATAATCGTTGTAGAATTACCACACTACCCCTTTGCAAAGGAAAATTTATGCCATCAACAACAATCGCTCGTGGAAATGCAATTTCTACGTTCTATATCGCCCCATCTATCACTCCAGCTCAAGTAGCAGCTTCTACTACTGCTGTGCAGACATTTAATGTCCCAGGTCTATTGACTACCGACTTTATCTCCACAGGTGGTTATATTGCCAATCAAACAGCTGGTATCTTTATTGCTGAAACTGATTGCTTAACCAATGGCGTTTTGACCATTCAGTTTGGTAACTGCTCAACCAGCGCAGCAACTCCTGCTGCTGGCGTATATGAGTTCCAAGTCGTTCGTTTTGAAGGCCCAGCACCTGTTAACGCTGCTTAAGGATAAATTATGGCTAACGTATCAGCGTATCGTTTTGTAGGCCCTACAACGGCTATTAGCGTTAGTGGCACTTCTTCTACTTCTGTAACGATTACCCCTAACGGGAACGATCAAGCGAACTTTTGTGGCTTTTTAAATACTGGTTCTAGTCCTGTTGCTATTACGATTACTCCTGCCGTTGCAGGAACATCAACAACAGCACCAGCAGCCGTATTGCCATCAGGCGGGTCAAGCAGTCAGAGCTTTGTGTTGGGTGTAGCAATGTCCCAACCTACAGTTTTGGCAGTACCTCCAAGTTTTGCAATTACAGCGATTGGAACGAGTGGCACACTATATGTGTTGCCAATGGTTGACCAAAACTAATAAAGGCCAATTATGGCTGTCAATGATTCTGTAACGCAGAATTTACTGCCTGTTCAGGCTTATTTTGACCTACAAGGGAATTTTCAAACCTTTATAGGTCAGAATCAGCCTTTTTACGCTTCAATAAACCCTGTTCAATCAGGGTTAACCATTACAAATAGCACGATTGATAGCTCAGTTATCGGTGGAACTACCCCTGCTGCTGGCACTTTTACTAGCATTACAACCACAACAGGCACAATTTCTACTAGCCCTAGTGGAAACACCGATATTACTAATAAACTGTATGTAGATACAGTCGCTCAAGGTCTTGGCCCTAAAGCTGCGTGTCAATGTGGCACATTAGCCAATATAACGCTCTCAGGGCTTCAAACGATTGATGGATACACTACCCTAGCTGGTGATCGTGTTCTTGTCAAGAATCAAACTACACAAGCTAATAACGGCATTTATATTGCATCCGCAGGCGCATGGAGTCGATCTGCCGATATGGATGTATGGTCAGAGGTTTCAGGTGCTTATACAGTCGTTTTAAATGGTTCTCAAGCTGAAACAGGTTGGGTATGTACCTCGCCCACAACAGGCACTATTGGCGTTACTGCAATTACTTGGGTGCAGTTCTCTACTGTAAACACTTATTATGCTGGCACAGGGTTAACCCTCAGTAGCAATACATTTAGCATTACCAATACAGGTGTTTCAGCTTCTACTTATGGCTCTGCTAGCGCAGTTCCTGTTATAGCGGTAAATGCTCAAGGGCAAATTACTAGCGCAACTACGACATCTATTGCTATTGCCAATACGCAAGTTAGCGGTCTTGGCACAATGTCAACGCAAAACGCTAACAATGTGGCAATTACAGGAGGGTCAATCAATGGCACAACTATTGGCGGTTCTTCTGCTGCCGCAATTACTGGTACTACTATTACTGCTACTTCTTCTTTTAGTGGATCAGGTAGCGGGCTTACCGGGACAGCATCAGGATTAAGTATTGGTGGAAATGCTGCAACTGCAACATACGCAACCACCGCAGGATCAGCTTCTACCGCTACAACCGCTACGACTGCTACAAACCTAGCAGGCGGTTCTGCTGGAGCGTTGCCTTATCAAACATCAAGCGGTTCTACGACTTTCTTATCGGCAGGCTCAAATGGGCAATATTTAACCCTTTCTAGCGGTGTTCCTGTTTGGACTTCATTACCTTCAAATGTCAGCTCATTTAGCGCAGGAACAACAGGATTTACACCATCTACAAGCACAACAGGCGCAGTTACTTTATCTGGCACATTAAACGTAGCCAATGGTGGCACTGGAGTTACAAGCTCAAGCGGTGCAAATAGCGTTGTTTTGCGTGATGCCAACGGAAATATTACGACTAACTGTTTATTTGAAGGTTTTACTAGCCAAGCCGCAAGTGGCACAACAATTACATTAACTGCTGCATCGCCACAAAATCTATTAATTACAGGTTCAGGCGGTCAAACAATTAAGCTGCCCAACGCCACAACATTGCCTAATGGTGCAACATTTACATTTAATAACAATCAATCATCAGGCGCAATTACTGTAATAAATAATTCATCTACCACGATTGCAACGATTCAAGCTGGTGGATATGTAACGATTGTATTGCTTGATAATTCACTTGCAGCAGGCACTTGGGATCGTCATGATTCCACTCCTTCTAATGTATCTTGGTCAACTAACACATTAGATTATCCTGGCTCAATCACTTCTGCGACATGGAATGGCTCAACTATTGCCTACAATCGAGGCGGTACAGGTCAATCATCAGCTTTTGTAGCAGGTGGAATTGCCTATGGCGCATCAACAACAGCTTTAGCAATCAGCGCAGCAGGAACAACTGGTCAAGTTTTAACATCAGGTGGCACGGGCGCACCTACATGGTCAACCCCAACCGCTTATGCGACTGTAACCGATGACACCACTACAAATGGCACTCGTTATCCTTTGTTTGCAAACCAAACAAGCGGAAACTTGGCAACAGAATATACAAGCTCTACTAAACTGCAATATAACCCTTCTACTGGGGTATTTACTGCTACCAGCTTTAGTGGCGCAGGAACAGGTTTAACAGGGATAGCTTCTAGTCTTTCGATTGGCGGTAATGCAGCAACAGCAACAAGCGCAACATCAGCGACAACTTCAACAAATCTAGCTGGTGGCTTAGCCGGATACTTGCCTTATCAATCTGCCGTAAATACAACGACTTTCCTCGCCCCTGGCACAAACGGATATATCCTGACTTTATCAAGCGGATTACCAACATGGGCTGCTGCTCCTGCAACTGGGGTTACGATTACAGACGATACAAGCTCTGCTACTGCGTATTATCCCCTATTTGCAAGGGTTACAAGCGGTACAGCAACGACTGAATACACCAGCTCCACTAAGCTCAATTACACGCCAAGCACAGGTCTTTTGGCTGCTACATCATTTAGCGGTGCAGGCACAGGATTGACAGGAACTGCTTCAGGCCTATCTATTGGTGGTACTGCTTCAAATGTAACAGGCACAGTAGCCATAGCCAATGGCGGAACTGGCTTAACTTCCACGCCCACCAATGGTCAAATTGATATTGGTAATGGCACAGGATTTACACGATCCACCATTACAGGCACAGCCAGTCAAGTAACTGTAACCAATGGTTCAGGAAGCATTACTCTCAGCCTTCCTTCTACTATTAACGTAAACACAAGTGGCAACGCAGCAACAGCGACTTCTGCTACTACAGCTACTAATTTAGCTGGTGGTATTGCAAGTCAAATACCTTATCAAACTGGCGCTGGTGCAACTTCTTTCATTGCAAATGGCACAAGTGGACAAGTTTTACAATCAAACGGAACATCAGCACCTAGTTGGACTACAAATATTAGCGGAAATGCAGCCAATGTGACAGGAACTGTAGCGATTGGTAATGGTGGCACAGGTCAAACTACTGCAAGTGCAGCGTTTAATGCTTTATCTCCTATCACCACAACAGGTGATTTAATTATTGGAAACGGAACAAATACCGCCACTCGTTTACCAATAGGTGCAAGTACTTATGTTTTAACTTCTAATGGAACAACAGCAACTTGGGCAGCAGCTTCTGGTGGCGGTGCAACAGTTACTTCTACGACCTCGACTGGGCCATATTACATAGTCGGCTCATCAGCGACAAGTGGCTCATTATCGACAGCTTATGTAAATACAGGTATTAGTTACAATGCTTCAACAGGCGATACAACTACACCGCAAGTTGTTGCCAGCAATGGTATTTTTGTTAATAACTTAACTGTAGGTGCTACTTACTCAATACCAAGCGGTTATAGCGCACATTCTGTTGGCCCTGTAACAGTCGCATCAGGTAAATCAGTAACAGTTCCTAGCGGTTCTAAATGGGTAATTCTATGAGTTCAATGGTTCTTTCAGGCGATACAAGCGGTACAGTTACAGTTACAGTTCCAGCCGTAGCTGGTACGAATACTGCGACCCTTCCTGCTGCTACTGGCACAGTAATGGTTAGCGGTAATATGCCAGCGTTTAGCTATTATCAAAGTGTTCAACAAACTATTGCATCATCGGCAACATTTACAAAAATTACTTTTACTTCTAATGATTTTGATGTTTCTAGTGGTATGTTTGCTTCTAGCAGATTTACACCTACTATTGCTGGTTACTATCAAATTAGTGCTGGAGTAAATATCAATTCTGCAACTTGGTTAGCAGTTAATATTTATAAAAATGGAAGCACATTTAAAAACATTTTTAATAGCTACAACACAACCATGAATGGTGGGTTTGGTTCTGCATTAGTTTATTGCAATGGCTCAACTGATTATGTAGAAATTTATGCTTCCGTTGGAACAACATCTGTAACATTAACAAATTCTTCAACTGCTACATATTTTCAAGGTGTTTTGGTAAGGACATCCTAATGACTTTATACGACAAAATCAAAGCAATTTACCCAAGTCTTGAAGATAAAGACTTTATGACTGTTATTATTTTGCAAAACGATTCAGACGGCAAAGGCGATTACATTGCTAAATGGGAACACCCAACTTTGGCTAAACCTACTGCGGAGCAATTAACATAATGGCTTACGGCACAATTAACGCTGACCAAATAGGCACAAGTGTAGTTGGCTCTAATCTAGGGGCTGGTAATGCTTCTATTATGAAGAACCGCATTATTAATGGTGCGATGGTTATTGACCAAAGAAATAATGGTAGTAGTGTTACACCAACAGTAGACAATACTTATACACTTGATAGATGGTCTACAGGTCTTTCACAAGCATCTAAATTTAGCGTACAGCAAAATGCTGGTTCAGTTACGCCACCAATAGGGTTTAGTAATTATCTAGGAGTAACATCTTTAGCGGCAACATCATTAGGTGCTGGCGATTACTTTCTTTTAAAGTACACGATTGAAGGTTTTAATACATCTGACCTACAATTTGGAACGGCAAATGCTAAAACTATAACTTTGTCGTTTCAAGTGTATTCAAGCCTGACTGGAACTTTTGGAGGCGCATTACAAAATGGCGCACAAAATAGAAGTTATCCATTTAGTTATTCAATTCCTGTGGCAAACACATGGACAACCATTTCAGTAACGATTGCTGGCGATACATCAGGAACTTGGGTAGGGGCAACAAACGGAAAAGGTTTAAGCGTTTGGTATGGTCTTGGAACTGGCTCTACTTATAGCGGGACTGCTGGAGCATGGGCAACTGGAACATACTTTGCACCCACAGGCGCAACATCCGTAGTAGGAACAAACGGAGCAACTTTTTACATTACTGGTGTTCAACTAGAAGTAGGAAGTAGTGCTACTGGATTTGAGTATCGTCAGTATCAGCAAGAATTGGCTTTGTGTCAGAGATACTGCTTTGTGCCTAATATGACCAATTCTTATTATATTGGTGGATGTAATGGTCCAAATTCAGCACTTGCAACCATTCCGCTTTCAGTTCAAATGCGAGCAGCCCCAACAGGAACTTTTTCAGGTGCTTTTGGTGGTGATAATTTTAGTGTTGCTCAATCTTTTACAGCAGGCAATGTTAGTGTAAATGCTTCTTCAGTAAATAGTGCAAGAATATATTTTACAAGTGGTTCAGGCAGTTCTTTTAGTGCGGCACAAGCATTTACAACAGATTCAGGTTCTACTGGAACTGTAATACTTTCTTCGGAATTATAAAATGTATAAACAATTATTGGACACCGATGGTTCTATAAATAAACGCATGATTCAGCGTATTTCTGACAACGCTTCTATTCCATTCGACCCAGCCAATACAGACTACCAAGAATACCTAAAATGGGTAGAAGCTGGTAACACTCCTGAGGCAGCATCATGACATTTATAATTGATGGAACAGCAGGGGCTACATTCCCTAATGGCACTAATCCACAAGCTGCACCTAGTAAAGTGTTGCAAGTGGTTAATGCTACTTATTCAACAGATGCAAGCACAGCTTCTTCAACATTTTCATCTACTGGGCTAACGGCCTCTATTACACCATTATTTTCTACAAGTAAAATACTTATTTTTATTAGTGCGAATGGTGTTATGAAATACAACACTAATACAGCTTTAGGTTTACAAATTGTTAGAAATTCAACAGCTATATTAACATTTGAGGGAAGCGCAGGATTTATAAATGGAGGGACTCCCCAATATATTGCTACTGGTGGAAATTCAATTGAATATTTAGATTCTCCAGCAACAACTTCAGCAACAACTTATACGCTTTATTTTGCTTCAACTGGAAATTTATCTAATGTTCATATTAATTACAACGCATTTACAACACAACCAGTATCAACAATTACTTTAATGGAGATTGCACAATGATTAATTTACATGATGCAATTTACGCATTAAATCCTACTGTAACTGTTATCCGTGGCGATGTAGCTTATGACGCTAATGAACAAGAAGTAGCCTACGATAAAGATGCTGCAAAAGCTAAATTAGCCGAATTACAAGCTGCCGAAACAAAAGCCGAACAAGATGCCATAGCTGCTAAGGCTTCTGCACTAGCTAAATTAACAGCATTAGGACTAACACAAGCTGAAGTAACAGCATTAATAGGATAAATATGAACTATCAATGGAAAATTTTAGAAGTCTTTGCTCAAGATGAAGTGATTACAGGGGCAAGATACCATCTAGTCGGCACAGAAGATGATTTATCAGTAGAAACTGAAGGTAACTGGTTTTTTGATTGCCCTACTGCAAAAGTGCCATTTTTAGAAGTTACTGAAGAAATGATTGTAGGCTGGATTGAAGCTGACGCTGTCAAAGATGGTGACAACCATATTAAAAAGGGTGTCGAAAATCAGATAAAAGCGTTAAAATCACATAAACCTGTACCAGCACCCTGGATGCCACAAGTATTCAAACCTGAGATTTAAGCCATGAATATTCAGCTTTTGCGTGACCTTTCATTAGATTCCTTTGAATACAAGGATGGAAAATTGCTATGGAAAATGGCAAAAGGAACACGCACAGATCTTTTAGGTAAAGAAGCTGGCAATAAACGTGAAGATGGTTATATCAGAATTAAAATAAATAATCGTCTTTATATGGCTCATAGGCTTATATTTTTAATGAAAAATGGTTATTTGCCTTATGAAATTGATCATATTGATGGCAATAGATCAAATAATAAAATTGAAAATTTGCGAGAAGTAACTAAGTCTGAAAATGCGCAAAATAGAAAAATACCTTTAAATAATTCAAGCGGAATTAAAGGTGTTTGTTGGCACAAAGCTGCAAAAAAATGGTATGTTCAATTACAAGTAAACAAAAAAATCAAATATTTTGGAACTTATGATGATTTAGAGCTTGCCGAATTAGTCGCAATCGAAGCCCGTGATAAATATCATGGTAAATATGCAAGGAATATGTAATGACGACTCCGTATGACATTATTTCTCGTGCTCTGAAAGATATTGGAGCGCTGGAAGCTGGTGAGACCCCAACGGCTGATGCTGCGCAGGATGCGTTCGATATGTTGAACGATCTGTGCGATCAATGGAGCAACGAAGAAATGATGGTCTATTACAAGAATGAGATCGTCTTTCCTATCGTTCCAGGTCAAACTCAATACACAATCGGCCCAGGTGGTCAAATTGGCGCAATCATTACAGGTTCAATTTCAGGCACTACTTTAACAGTTACAGGCATTAGCTCAGGGGCTATCAACGTAGGGCAAACACTTAGCGGTACAGGAATTACTGCGGGAACAAAAATTGTAGCTATGCTTACAGGCGCAGGAAATAACGTCAATGAAGCTGGTACATATCGTTTAAATATCAGTCAAACAGTATCGTCTGAAACGATTAATCTTTACTATCAAAGACCATTATCAATAGATTCTGCTTTTGTGCGGATTAATACCAATTCTAATGGCGTACCTATCGTCAATGGTGGTTTGGATTACCCAATCGCTGTTTTAGCGGTAGAAGAATACGAAATGATTGGTTTAAAAACTTTGAATGGCCCGTGGCCCAAAGCTCTTTATTATCAGCCTAGCGAAACACTTGGAAATATTTATGTATGGCCTAACCCTTCACAGGGCGAAATGCACATATTTACAGACAATTTATTTCAAAACTATACCAATCTTAACGATACTGTAATCCTGCCACAGGGCTACACAATGGCTCTCAGATGGTGTTTAGCAGAGCGTTTGATGCCTATGTATGGCAAAGCTAATCCAACGCAAATACAGATGATTAATGCCTACGCTGCACAAGCTAAAGCTACAGTTAAACGGATCAATATGAAGCCAGTTCAATCTGCTCGTTTTGCCGATGCGATGTTGGCTTCTCGCCAGCGTGATGCAGGATGGATTTTGTCGGGCGGGTTCTTTAGATAATGGCTGACTTTGGCTTCGTAGGAGCAGCCTACACAGCACCTTCTATTTACCAAGATGCCCAAGAGTGTATCAATTTTCGCCCTGAAGTCGATCCTACAAAAGGTCAAGGGGCAAGAGGGGTAGTCGCTTTATATCCTACACCTGGTCTTACAAACGTAGTTACCTTACAAAACGCTCAAGTTGTTCGTGGCATGAGAACAGTTAGCGGTGGTAATTACATGGTTGCAGTCTGTGGCCCTTATGTCTATGTCATGGATTCGACATACACAGCGACAATCGTAGGACAGCTAAATAGTTCAAGCGGTCAAGTCGGCATTACAGATAACGGCTTAAACGTCTATATCGTTGACGGCTCTTATCGTTACACATGGCGTATTTCTCAGCCATCTTCTGCTGTATTTCAAGGCACAATTTCAGGAACAACTTTGACTGTTACTCGTTTTATTTCAGGCACAATCGCTGCGGGTCAGTCTTTGTTTGGTGTCGGAATTACAGGTGAAACAGTTATTGTTAGCGGATCAGGCTCAACTTGGACTTTAAATCAATCTAATACAATTTCTACTGCTATTCAGATGAACTCTGCATCAGTCGCAGGAGTCATTACAGCCAGCACATCTGGCACGACTTTGACAGTAAGCGCAGTAACAAGCGGAACAATTTACCCAGGTCAAACCATTACAGGTACTGGAGTGACTGCAAACACGATTATTACGGCTTTGGGAAGCGGAACAGTATTGTCTGCTTCTATTGCTACTGCGGGTTCAGGTTACGCTGTAAACGATACTGTGACAGTTTTAGGAGGTGTATATGGCAATAGTCCAGCTACCTTTACTGTTACCTCGGTAAGCTCAGGAGCAGTCACAGGATTGTCATTAACTTATTCGGGTCAATATACTTCTACCCCATCAAATAACGTATCTACATCCACAAGCGGATCGGGCACAGGGTTAACCCTAACATTGACTTTTGGATCGGGCACAGGCGGTACTGGTACTTATGTAATTAGCACCAGTCAAACTGTTGGCTCTGAAACTATGTATTTGCTGAACTTTAGCGTATTGCCAAGCTCTGATGGTGCATTTAGTGGTGCTGATGTAGTTGATATTGTAGATAACTACTTTATTTACAATCGCCCTAGCACACAGCAATGGGCTGCTTCTAATCTATTAAGCCCAATTACTTATGGCTTGTCTTATGCTTCTAAGTTCACAGGCCCTGACAATCTTGTTTCTATTATTGCCGATCACGGGCAAGTCTATTTATTAGGCGAAACGACTTCTGAAGTCTGGGCAGATGCAGGCACATTCCCATTCGCTTTCTCAAGAATCCCTGGTTCATCTAGCCAACATGGTATTGCTGCTAAGTTCTCTGTAGCTCGTTTAGGCAATTCTTTTGCTTATTTAGCTAGAAACAATCGTGGTCAATCAGAAATCGTAGTGATGGAAGGTTACTTTCCTAAGCGCATTTCGACCCACGCAGTAGAAAACACGCTAGTCAATCAATCTGTCAGCGATGCGATTGCCTATACCTATCAGTTAGAAGGGCATGAGTGCTATGTCATTACTTTCCCAAGCCTAGATTTAACTTGGGTTTATGACATCTCTACAGGTCTATGGCACAAGTGGTTATGGGTAGATAATCAGAATAACTACCACCGCCATCGCTCTAATTGCGCTGCTTTGTTTCAAGGTGTTGTTCTCGTAGGGGATTGGCAAAATGGTCAAATCTATAAGTTAGATCCTAATAACTACACCGATAATGGCAATGAAATCCGCAGATTGCGTAGATGCCCACACCTTGTCACAGATTTGCAACGTCAATATTTTGACGAGTTTCAGATTCAATTCCAGCCCGGCGTTGGTTTAGAAGGCATTACAAATCCACCTTTGAACGCAGAAACAGTCGGTGCAAACCCACAAGCTATGCTCAGATGGTCAAACGATGGCGGTTCTACTTGGAGTAATGAATATTGGTCAAATATTGGTCAAGTCGGTAAATACAAAAATCGTATTATTTGGCGCAGATTAGGCATGGCAAGGGATCGCATATTTGAAGTCGTTGTGACTGACCCAGTCTTTGCTTGCATTATTTCAGCTAACTTGAAAGCCAGCGAAGGGGATAATTAATGGCTAATATTCTGTTTGGGCAAAGTCAGGGCAATCAATACCCAGTTACTCCTTTAATCGATGACAATACCAAAATGCCCACACGGGCGTGGCAACAATGGTTTCTGAACTTATTAAACTTTTCTAGTTCAGCAACAGCAACAAAGGGGACAGCTACATTACCATCAAATCCAGCAGGATTTATGAATGTAACTGTTGGGGGAAAACAATATAAAGTGCCTTATTACAATACATGATCGAATATAAAGATGACGATTGGCTAGAAAATTTAGACGCATTAAAGGAAATAATTAAGGATCATTACGAAGAATTATCGGTAACAAAGACTTACCCTCTTGATCCTGATTGGGATGCGTATAAACAGATATTGGATGTAGGAAGATTGAAGTTTGTAACCTGTAAAGAAGATGGCAAATTAATAGGCTATATCATTTATTTTGTGATGCCCCACCTTCATTACAAGACTTGTTTGACGGCTTTTGAGGATATTTACTTCTTAAAGAAAGAGTATCGCAAGGGTCGAGTAGGAATTAGGATGTTCCAATTTGCAGAAAAGCTGCTAAAGGAGCAAGGAATTAACAGAATTATCTATAACACTAAAGTTCACTCAGACAATAGCAGTCTTTTTGAGTATTTGGGCTATAGTTTTATGGATAAAGTCTTTACGAAACTGTTGTAAAAATGCGACAATTAGCATATTAGATTGGAGAAATTATGGGCGGTAGTGCAGCTATGATAGCAGCCCCATTAGTGGGCAATGTGGTAGGTGGCCTCATTGGGGGTGGTGGAGCAACGCAAGCTGGTCAAACAGCAGCTCAGGGAGCTTATCAAGGTCAGCAGACCCTACAGCAAAACCTAGCTAATATGACCCCATATTACACCCCTTATACCAATTTGGGTCAACAGGGTGTAAGCAATATTTCTTCAATGTTGCCTTATTTGACTAATCAATTTAGCAATCAAGACTTAAATGCTCAGTTAGCCCCTAATTATGCTTTTCAATTAGGTCAAGGACAGCAGGCAGCAAATCAGCAATCTAATGCTACTGGTGGTATTAATAGCGGTAATGCTAATGTTGCATTGCAAAATTACACGCAAGGATATGCTGGAAATGCGTATCAAAACGCTTTTAATAACTATCAAGCGCAACGTGGCAATATTTTTAATACGTTAAGTGGTATTGCAAATATTGGTCAAAATGCGGTTTCTGGTTTAGGCAATCTATCTACAGGCACAGCGCAAGGCATTGCATCTTTGCAAACTGGAGCAGCAAACGCTCAAGCAGCAGGTCAAGTTGGCGCAGCAAACGCTTATTCTGGTGCAGCGCAAAATATTGGCAATCTTGGCTTTTTAAGCAATGTATTAAAAGGTGCGCCTAGTGCTATTGATACTACGGCTATTGGAAGCGGAGCAGCATCTGGAGGCAATTTTCTAGGTGATGCTTTCGCTTTAGCATAAGGAATAAAAATGGCTGATTTTAATGTTTCTACAGTAGCTTCTGAGATTAAACCCGTACAAGGCACAAGCATAGGTGATATGCTTAATATTGCTAGAGGCGCAACTGCTTATCAAAAAGAAAAAGCATTATTAGAACCAGCTATTGCCAAAGGTCAAGCTGAATCAGAAGAGGCTCAAGTTCGTCTAAATAATGCTAAATTAGAAAATACAAGAAATCATTACGCAAATATTGCTCAAAATACAGCAGATTTGATGTTAAAACCTGATTTGAAGATTGATGACATTATTGAGAGAGCATCACAAATTAATGCTAATGCTGGTGGAAATCAAAAATCTTTGAAACAATATTTGGCTGGTTTACCACAAAACGGCAAGCCTATTGAATTAAAAGCATGGTTGGCTCAAGCACAAGCTAAGGCTTTAACTGCACAAGCTCAAATTGAAAAACAATATCCTGCTGGTATTTTGCCAGGTCAGCTTACAGAAACTTCTCCACAAGCTGGCGCATCTCAAGGTATGGGCGGTCAAGGGGCAGCCCCTACATCCGCAGGCATGGAATTACAATATCCAGTACGCAATCCGCAAACCCCATATATACCAATTCAAGGCGAAAAAGAAGCTGCTGATGTGGGCTCTTTATACCAAGCACACGCAAGTGATGTAGCTGGAAGATTGCCAAAAGTAGTTAGAAATAATCAAGAACTTATTTCAAGCATTAAAACATTACAAAAAGATATTCCTGAGTTATTTCAAGGCGGTATTGGTGGTCAAGCTAGATTAGAATTTTTAAAAGCTAAAGGCGATCCACGAGTTGCTCAGTTACAAAAGAATTTAGATAATGTTATTGCTTCTACTGTAACTACTTATGGTAAAGATGGTTTATCAACGGATGCAGGAAAAGCTCTTACGGCTGCTTCTGTTGGCAAACTTAATATGCCTTTAGATGTACTTTTAAATACTGCTTATCGTGCTTCGGGCGATCTCAAAAATTCAGAGCTAGAAGCTAAAGCTGTAAGCAAATTTACTAAACAATTTGGCGTAAATAATATTGCTTCATTCCAAAAAACTTGGGGTGAAAATGCTGATACGGATGTATTGCAATTAATGGCGATGGAAGATTTAGGCGCTAGTTCTAAAGAAATTGATGAGTTTGTATTTAAAGGCAAATCTAAAGCTCAAATAGAAGATATGCTTAAAAAAGAAAATAACATTAAAAAATTGACTGAAAAGGGTCATTTATAATGGGTTACGAAGATTATTTAACTGCTCGAAAAAAAGCTGAAAATCCTTTTACAGAAGAAGAATTAGATCGCCTTGAACAGGTTGAAAGCGGTGGTAATCCTCACGCTGTAAATAAAGAAACAGGTGCTATGGGTGCATATCAATTTATGCCTCATAGAGTTGCTGAATTTCATCAAAAAGGTATTAAATTTAATCCTTTTGACAGAGATCAAGCTAGAGAAATGGCTAAACAAGATTTGCTTAATGCCTATAAATTAACTGGTAGTAAAGAAAAAGCATTAGCATCTTATGGCGGTTTTGTTACAAAAGACCCATCAGATTACATTTCAAAAATATTAACGCCCGCAGAAGAAAAAAAAGAAAAAGGTTTAATTGAAAAAAAATTAGAAGCACTTAAAGCTGGTGAAGTGCCAGAAGAAGAAAAGGGTTTAACCATTCCACGCACAGCAGAGTTGCTTGGTAGAGGAATGACTCCTACTGTAACTGGTGCTGTTGCTGGAGGCGAGCTAGCAGGCCCTTATGGTGCATTAATTGGTTCTATGGCTTTGCCTATTGGCGATGTTTTAAATACAGCAATTAATAAAGTTGCAGGAACTAATTTGCAAATGCCTAGTGAAGTTGTTTCTAAAGGCATGGCTAATTTAGGTTATGCAGAACCAACAGGCATGGGCGAAAGAGCTATTGAATCTGCTGGTGGCGCATTGGCAAGCACAGGCGCACAGTTGCCTGCTTTTTCTCGTATGGCTACTGAAGCTGGAAGCCCTATTATGCGTAGTTTTGCTTCACAAATGGCACAAGCACCTAAAGCACAGTTAGCCGCTTCCGCACCTTCAGCAGCAGCAGGTCAAATAGCTACAGAAATGACAGGTAATCCTTTGATTGGAACTTTAGCTAGTGCGGCTACGGGACTTCCTTTTGGTTTTAATTTTGGCAGACAAGCAACTAACGCACCAAGCCAACAAGCTCTTATACAAGAATCAAAAAATTTATTTAATAAAGCAGAGCAGTCTGGCGTACGTTTTAATACCGCCAAGTTTGCTGATGAAATGTTTAGAACTGGACATGAATTAAGGGCAGAAGGTTTTACTCCTAAAGCCTATCCAGGTATTGATGCAGTTATTACGGAAATGGCTCGTACTGATGTTCCTAAAGATTTTACTGAATTGCAAGCCATTCGCAAAATGATTCAAGGTCAACAAAAAAGTGCAGACCCTGAAACTCGTAGATTGGCAAGTATTTTAAAAGATCGTTTTGATGATTATGTTTTAAATGCTCCATCAGATCATATCAGCACAGGAAGCAAACAAGGTTTACAAGATTGGGCAGAAGCTCGCAAGTCTTATAGCAAACTTAAAAAAGCTGAAATATTTGATGATATGTTTGAAAACGCTCAATTAGATCAAAGCAAATTTACAGCCTCTGGTGCAGAAAATTCATTGGCCACACAATTACGCAATCTTGCTAAAAATGACAAGAAAATGCGTATGTTTAGTGCTGAAGAACAAGAAGCTATTAAAGAAGCCGCTAAAGGTGGAAAAGTCCAAAATCTTCTTAAATTTTATGGAAGATTTGCACCTACTGGCCCAGTAACAAGCATATTTACTGGTGGTGCAGCTTATGCAGAACCAACATTAGGAGTTCCTTTTGCTCTTGGTGCTATGGGAGCAAGAAAAAGCGCAGAAACATTACGCAAACAAAGCGTATCAAATCTTGCCGATATGATGCGTTTGGGTGAAAGACCAGAAGTTGAAGCAAGAACAAAAAATATCCCTGTAACTACATTGCGTGGACTTTTGTCTAGCGCACAATAAGGAAACATAATGGCATCAGTTCTACTATCATCCGTTGGCATAGGTCAACAATACTTTGATAACAATGGTGTACCACTTTCAGGTGGTCTTATCTATACTTATCAAGCTGGATCATCTACACCCTTAGCTACTTATACCGACAATGGTGGAACAACTGCTAATGCCAATCCTATCGTTTTAGATAGCTCAGGTCGTGTTCCTAATGAAATTTGGTTGCTACAAGGCTATAGCTATAAATTTATTATTCAAAGCGCATCAGGCACAAGTTTAATTACCCTTGATAATCTATATGGTATTTTGCAAAATGCCCCTGCTGTATCTAATACAGTTCCAAGCGGTTTAATTGCTATTTGGTCAGGCTCTACAGGATCTATTCCTAGTGGTTGGTTATTATGTAATGGTGCTAATGGCACACCTGACTTGCGTAATTCGTTTGTATTGGGCGCAGGAAATACTTATGCTGTAGGAGCTACTGGCGGTTCTACTGATGCTATTGTAGTAAGTCATACCCACGCTGCGACTGTTACAGACCCAGGTCACGTTCACGGAATTTTTAGCACAACTATTGCTGGACAACCAGGCAATCAAGTTGGCGTAAGAAGCGGATCTCAAACTACAGATACTGCATTTACTGGTATTACTGTAGCCAACGCAACAACTGGTGTAAGCGGGTCAGGCGCAAATATGCCACCTTATTACGCTTTGGCCTATATTATGAAGTCGTAATCATGGTTGAGATTGATCCAGTTAAAGTCGGAGTAATGTGGCAAAAGGTTGAGGCTATGGAGCGTGAAATGAACGAAATGCGCCATGACATCAAAACCCTTCTAGCTATGGCAGAGCGTTCTAAGGGTTCTTTATGGGCTTTAATGGGAGTAGCATCTGTAGTCGGTGGCTTTATTACTATTATTGTTGATGTATTTTTAAACAAAAAATGAACGAAATTTTTACCCATATTTTGACTGGCAAAGACAATCAGACTCATGACATTGCTCGTTGGGCTTGGTTTCTTGGCTTTTTTGTAGTTGCAGGTGCAGCAATCTATTTAATCTACGCAGGACATGAAATTAGCCTTACTGAACTAGCTGGTGCTTTGGGCATCGTATCGGGTTCAGGAGCTGCTGCGGTAGCTGGTAAACACATGGCTGGTGCAGAGCCACAATGAACTTTTTACTTAAATTGATTGGTGGTTTTGGTGGACAAGTTTACCTTTATATTGCTCTTGTATTTGGTGGGTTTAGTGCTGGCTTTTATGTTGAGCATCTGCGCTTTGTGGATTACAAACAGGAAGTCCAAATTGCTGGAGAAAAACAACAGGCTGAAACGGCAGCAAAAATTAAGGAACAGGAATTAATTAATGAAAACATTAAGCAAACTTACGAAGCTCGCCTTACTAATATCCATACTTTTTATAGCGGGATGCTCAACTCCCGTAGCGGTGTCGTGTCCTCCGACCCCAACGCCACCATCACAATTAATGGAGAAACCCATAACGTATTACTTGTTGCCGAGCAATGCGCCCAAACAACCGAACAATTAATGACCCTACAAGAATGGGTTAATCAACAAGTTAATTTAAAATGAATAACGAACAATTAGCTTCTTGGGTAACTTTAATAGCTACATTTACTTTATGTGTAACTGTATTGGCTATGGTTACTGTGTTTATGTTTGGATTCTTTGATCCTCAGGTAGATAACAATAAACTATTTGAAATAGTTGGCCCTGCATTTCAGACCATCGTTGGTGGTTTTATTGGTTTAATTACAGGCATAAAAATAGGATCAGATAGTGCAAAATAATTTTCAAAAGTGCCTTGACCTTGTATTAAAGTCAGAAGGCGGTTGGGTAAACAATCCAGCAGACCCTGGCGGTGAAACCAATCTTGGCGTAACTAAAAAAGTCTGGGAAGAATGGGTCGGGCATGAAGTTAAGACTATGAAAGGTCTAACCCCTGCCGATGTAGCCCCTATGTATCAAGCTAAGTATTTTATGGCTTGTTATGCAAACCAGTTGCCTGTGGGCGTGGATTATATGGCGTTTGATGCTGCGGTAAATATGGGGCCAGGCAGAGCCGTAAAGCTCTTACAAGAAGCTATGGGCTGTGTTCCCGATGGAGTGATTGGCCCACGCACTATGCAGTTGATTGCTCAAAAAGACCCAAAAGATGTTGTAGATGCCTACAGCAATCGAAAGACTAGCTTTTATGAATCATTACCTACCTTTGGCACTTTTGGCAAAGGGTGGTTAAAAAGAGTAGAAGATGTAAAATTTAACGCATTAAATATGATCGGAGAAACACTATGACCAACTTCAAAATCGAAGGTAAAACACACGAGTCCCCAAAAGGCCATTATGTAAAAGAATCCCCTCATCGCATTGAGAAGGAAGTAGAACGTCTTGAGCGAAAGCTGGATAAACATATTGCTTTGCCTATGGAAAAAGCGCACCACGCTGAACATGGATCAAGCCAAAAAGAAGCTCCATTGCCTTCAATGCGTAAATATTAAAATACATCCGTAAGGTTAGCGATTTTGAACATGGTAATCGGGACATCGTAAAACATTTCCCCTTTACCAACATAACGATTATGGACTTCTACCAATGGGCAATCTTTTATCAAGTCTGCTTTCAGGTAATAAGCACGATGTAAGTCCTGAGTTAAGGCAAAAAATAGAGTCGGCAGACCTTCCTGAAATAGTTTTTCTTTGCGCTGCGCTACGTGAATACTACGATGTTGGTCAAAACCTAATTGACGAACTTCTACCTCAAGCGCACCAACTGGAGAACCTGATCGAAAGCAGATTAAGTCAACTCCATAGCGATTAGGGTTTTCCCGCACTTCATAACCTTTTTTCATCTGCATCCAAATAGATACAGCTTGACGAGCAGGCGCATCATATACATCGTGTAAATCTTGGCTAAACGGCTTATAGGTTGACATACCGCCAAAAGCCATAACCGAACACAGCTACAAACAATAAAGCCCCTAAAAAGCCCCATAAGAGGTCGTATTCGGGTTCTTCAGGTCTAGTAATGGCGGTAGCATACTCAGCGTCTTTTAAAGCCTCTGAGAGCGTTCTAGGCGTTGGTCGGCTCATGCGTAAAGTAAAGTTCTCATAGCTCATTTATTTTTGCTCCATCCGTTGCATTTGGCTAAAAATTCAATAGAACGATCAAATTGCTCTTGCATATACTCTAAGTCCTCTTGTTGCTTACGCAAGACTTTGATAATGCTATCCATAGTAATGTCCCCAGCTATTGCTAAAGTAGGGGTTACATTGGCCTCTAAATAATCTGCTAGGTCTTTAGGCTTCATTTATCATCCCTCGCATAAGTTTTCCACAAGGTCTCTAAAGTTTCTATAGCACCCATCATTTTGAGCTGGATCTGTGAATACTCTGGAGTTTTGTAATCAGGTCTGCCATTGATGACACCCTGGCAGATGGTTGGTGCTACATACACGCCTGGCTTGGTGTAATGCGGAAGATGCAAGACACCGCCCACAAGATAGCACTTGTATTGAGCAAAGTCAGGGCTTTCAAATTCAGGGTTCAATTTCATTAGAACCCCCAGCCAAACATTGCGCCCAAAATTAGGCCTAGCAGTATTACGCCAATCCATTCAATTATTGCTGTTTTCATAATTCCCCCTTTAAGCCCAAGGCTTGTTGTCATAAGCTGCATCAATCAATTTATCAAATACATTTAAATCAATAAACATTTCTGTTGCGTCATGGTTATCAATATAAGCGTAACTGATATCATGGTTGTAACCATAAAGCTCAATCTCTGTATTACCAAATATAACAGTAGTTATGTAATGTCCGTCTTTCATAATTCCCCCTAAGCCAAAAAACAGGACAAGCTGCTTAGTCGTACACCCTCGGCTTATTGAGCTAAAGTATGCTTGCCCTGTGTAAACTTACGCTACTTCTTTTTCAAAATACTTTTTGAATACATCGGTAATACGCAAACAATCCGATGGGCTAACTTCTAGTTGCAATTCTTCAGCAAAAAATTGTTGAAGTTCACGCATCTGTTGGTCACTAATTAACCAGCCATCGTTGCTTCTGTAACCCATTGGCATAAAATTTGATTTCATTTAAATCCCCTTAAATAAAACTCCACATGGAGTAACTACAGTTTCTTTGTCTGTAGCATAGGTGTCAAACTATTTTTTATAAGGAAAACCCTAAGTTGCAATAAAACAACATTAAGGTGGGGCTGGAATCCTCACGGAAGGAATTTTGGCGGGGGATCACCAACCCAGCCCCAAAGATATTATACGACCAATCCGCTTTTAATTTGGTAGAAGCGTAGCAGATGAAAAAAGCACTTTAGGCCCTTCTGCAAATCGGCTTCCTCAATCTCGCAGACCTTGACTTCATTGGTCAATCCGTTAACAAAGACAATAGCGCACCGGGCATCTGACAAGCCTAATAACTCTCGGTAGGCAGCCAACTGCATGATATGATCTTCGTATGGAACGACCTTTTCTAAAGGGACTTCTTTTGTCTTAAAATCTGCAACTACAGGAACAATGCCCTTAATTTTATCGCCTTTAGCGTGTAAGTCCACTTTTCCAGCAAATCCTAGCTCATGGCTACCAGACTTCTCAGTAACCCATAGGCGATTGCCAAACGAGGCTTTTAAGGCGTTTTCTGCGTTACGGCAATACTCAGGTACTTCAGGCAGTAAAACTTGGCTAAAAAAGGCTTCTAAGATGCCGTGGATCTGTGTTCCTCTATCGGCTGCATCTCTGCCTTGTGCCTTAGAGTCATTGAGAACTCGGTCTAAGTAATCTTCCTCAGACTCGCCCTCATTGCGTGGTAGCGTTAGGGCTGCAAGGATAGCCTGCTGCTGAAGCCAATTCTGGAGTCCAGGCTTTGACGCCACACCGAGAATGGTAGTAACGCTCGGTAAAAGGCCCAGCTTTTTTGCATCTCTAAGAGTCGTGTTGCGGAATCCTTTTCCATCGGCTCGTTCAATCGTATAGGCTGGCTCTCCATCTTTGGTGTACCAATGGCCTGATTCACTCTTTTGTTCCTGCATTTTTTCTTCCCCTTTTTGGTTTTACTGCATCCGTGTGTATATCGTATGTTGTCTCTTGGGCAACAGTTGTAGCCTTTGGAGCAACAGTTATTGTAATGCCTGGTTCTTCATACTCTACAGGAATTTCTTGCCCGCACCAGTCCTGTGGCATTTTATTAATCACCACAGGGTTGAGTTTACAAGCTCCCATCATATCGTTTTGATTAAATACAAAAAACTTACATACTCGGCAAGTCATTTAATTCCTTTTGCGTAATCAAGGATACGTTCTGAATCGTAATAGTTCTCGCACATATTGGCAGCAACGTGCAGAACCGCATTAATTACAGCAGCTAAATCTTCTGGTGTAAAGCTGATAAGCAGTTGCTCCTCATCTACACCTACTGGCTGCCAACTTATTTTAGAGCTTTGCTCAACAAGGTTTTTAATTTGGTTCTGCATAGTGTTCTCCTTTAGAACGGGGTACTATCATCTATAAACGGATCATCCTTTGGTAGTTCGTCTGATCCTGCTGGTTTAAATCCTTGTGGGATTTTTTCTTTGCCGATTGATACGCTAAGAAACTTTGATCCTTTAGTGGATGTCTTAGTCCAGGCAGATAAGTAATGTTCTTTGCCATTGACCATAATTGTTCCAGTAAAGTCAGGATGGTTGTCAGAAGCCTTACGCTCATTTTTAAACAAACTTCCTGAACCTTCTTTTGGTGTATATGCCATGCTATTTCCCCTTATAAAATATCTTCTGCTACAGACTTCATTGATTGACTAGACTTCACTTGTTTTGGTGCTTCATCTTCTGGCAAATCCTCGCCAGCATAGATATACAAACCAATGCCATGCAAGGCAATCGCTTTAACTAAGCATCGTTGCATAGCAGTATTGACATCCATTGCATTAGGATTGGCAATCGGTTTATTCATATTGTTAATGATTGGTAACTGTGATGTCATTGCTTTACCAAAAGCATGAACTGTGCAAAATACCATGCCTGTATCGCCAATGGCGCAATAAGGCAACAAAGACCCATCAGCTTGTTGAAATAGTTTGTAATCCCAGCTTGCTGTAGGATCAGCTTGAAGCAACTGATCTGTGGCCCATGCCCAAGAAAGATAAGTAAAACGGCCTTTGCGCTCGGTATGGTCGTTAACATTGATCTTGCGAAGCTCTAAAAATTTAGACATGGTTGCCTCCAAATACTTTGCCAAAGTCATCAAAGACTGTTTGCAAAAGATTGTTGCGTGTATTGTTTGGTTTACCGCAAGCAGCACGAATAACATCCACATCGTCTTGCGACAATTCTGTGCCGTATTCCATGTTATCTAACGCTATTTCCAAGCGTTGCTCCATTTCGGTCATAACTTGATACAACTCATCCATTTAAATTCCCCTTAAATGACATAGCGAAGTTGCTATATCTCCATTATTAAGCAATATTCAGGACTTTGCAATACCTTTGCAAAAATAATTACTTATGTTGTAAGATTGCTAAATGGGACTAAAACTTACGGATTCAGCAATAATTGATTTGCTTGGGGGAACTGCCAAAGTAGCCAAATTAACAGGGGTAAGCCCAGCAGCAGTTAGTTTGTGGCGAAAAAACAACATTCCAGCATCTCAATACGCATTTTTAGGGGCAACTCTTGAAAGGGAGTCGCATGGTTTAATTACACGCAAGGACTTGTTTCCTCAGTCCTGGCATCTTATATGGCCCGAACTTCAATGAGAATAGTTTGCTGGTTTAGTTGTGGGGCTGCAAGTGCGGTAGCTACCAAGTTAGCGATTGCCGAAAATGCTGGCAAATTGCCACTTATTATTGCTTATACCGAAGTCAAAGAAGAACACCCTGACAATAAGCGATTTTTAGCAGATTGCGAGGAATGGTTTGGGCAAAAAATAGAAATATTGGGCAATGACAAATACGAGCGTTCAATTTACAAAGTATTTGAAAAAAACTTTATTCGCACACCAAAAGGCGCACCTTGCACAAGAGAGCTTAAAAAACGCATTAGACAGCGTTTTGAGCAACTTACAGATCGTCAAGTGTTTGGCTATACCGCAGAGGAGCAAGCCCGCTTAGATCGCTTTATAGACGCTAATAATGATGTTGATATTTGGACTCCATTGATTGACAAAGGCTTAGGAAAAGAAGATTGCTTGGCTATGCTTAAAAATGCCAACATTGAGCTTCCAGCGATGTATAAACTTGGATACCATAACAATAATTGCATAGGATGTGTCAAAGGCGGTATGGGCTATTGGAATAAGATTAAAATTGATTTTCCAGAGCATTTTGACCGCATGGCAAAGTTAGAAAGATTTAAAAAACAAACTGTATTTAAAGACAGATATTTGGATGAACTAAAGCCTACAGATGGCAATTATCCTAAAGAACCTGACATTGAGTGCAGTATTTTTTGTTATATGGCAGAGCAGGATATTGCAAAGTCTTAAAATTGTTGTAAGATGTTATTTCTTTGATTGGCGGCTCTAACGACATCGTAGCGATCAAAGTGTTGTAGCGTTACTAGAGGGAAGATGCTGAAATAGCGCAATACAGGTGGCGAAGCTAGTGCCTGTGCATCGAACGACTGGCGGGTTCTGTGGCTCCGGATGGGCAGAATTGAAGGCGAACTTAGGTAGGCTAGGTTCGCTCACCAGAAGGGCAAGGAAGGTTTTATATATACTTTAAGTGGTTTTGTATAATAACTAGGGGGAACTATGATTGAAGATATGGTAAGTGCTAAAGAGTTTGTCAACGCTGACACTCAAACACGGGAGTCTATGCTCATTGATATGTTACGAGTAGCAGACATGGAAATTAAATCATTGCGAGAACAACTTTTATTTGCTAGGCGTGAACTAGAGGCTAATAAACAACTTATTCATGCGCTTGGGCCTGCTGCTTTTGAAGGCAAACATTAATGGAAATTTTAATTAAGAAAATTAAAGAAAACAAAGATGGATCAGCCGAAGTCCATGTGCATTACGACAGGGAAGGCTTGCATTTTCTTGTCCAACAAGGACTGACTTGCACTTTGGTAGAAGCTATAATGATGGAACGTAACGGGGAGATGTTTCATGTTTCAAGCGTTTTGGGATCTGTACCCAAGAAAAGTAGCAAAAAGAGCAGCGCAGTCAAGCTGGAATCGGTTAAGCGAGTTAGAGCAAAAAGAAGCTCTTGATGCCATATCAAATCATTTAAAATATTGGAAGCTCAAAGAAACTTCAAAAGAGTTTATTCCTCATCCCGCCACCTGGCTAAATCAAGGGCGATGGGAAGATGAAATTGATCTAACAGAAACTGTAAAAAAACCACAGTTGCCGTGGTTCTCATCGGATGATTTAACTCTAGCTAAAGCAAGAGAATTAGGAATAACGCCTTATGCTGGAGAATCATTCTACCAATTACGACAACGAATTTCGGCACAAATCAGCCGTCAGACAACTGTGTAAATGGCGAGCGCAATGGGGATTAGCAAAGTTTAGACAATACATATCGAGCAAGAAATTGCCTCAAGTATTATTGCAAGACTATGCTATTCAGTATCAATTAGGAAACAGGGGGGAATACAAATGTTGGAAAAAACCATTATCGCAGCAACAGGGCTTGGATATTTGATGGTAGGCGTATTGCAATTACGCAAGGGTGCATTTCCTAACGCAATTATTTGGTTAGGCTATGCGTTTAGTCAAATTGGATTATGGCTTGCGCTTAAATGAACTATCTATCTGTTTGTTCTGGAATTGAAGCTGCCACAGTTGCGTGGCATCACATGGGTTGGAAACCTGTAGGATTTAGCGAGATTGAGAAATTTCCTAGTCAAGTGCTTGCACATCATTACCCACACGTCACCAATTATGGTGATATGACTAAATACAAAGAATGGAACATCAATGACTCAGTTGGACTTTTGGTCGGAGGAACTCCATGCCAATCATTTAGCGTTGCAGGTCTTAGAAAAGGACTTGAAGACCCAAGAGGAAATCTTGCCCTTACCTATGTTGGAATTCTTGACAAGTTTAGACCCAAGTGGTGCATTTGGGAAAACGTGCCAGGTGTCCTTAGTTCAGGCGAAGGAAGGGATTTTGGAGCCTTCCTCGGGGCGTTGGCTCAACTCGGGTATGGGTTCGCATACAGGGTGCTTGATGCTCAATACTTTGGAGTCGCCCAAAGACGCAGACGAGTGTTTGTTGTCGGATGTTTTGGAAGTTGGCAATCTGCCGCAGAAGTATTATTTGAGTCCGAAAGCCTGCGAAGGGATATTAAGAAGGGCAGAAGCGAGAAAAAAGATATTGCCAATTGCATTACAAAAAGCCCTTCAAGCCACAGTAGCTACAACCCAGCAAGAAGTGAAGGTAACGCTGTAGTTGTTCAATGGCCTGCTGATAAAGCAAATACATTAAATGCTTCATTTGGCGAAAAACTTGGTTTAGAAAATCAACATATAAATTCTGGTGCGCCATTATTTGTAATGCAACCCATTCCAATTCATGCTCAAGCGACTCAATATAAAGGTGGTGGAGCAAACAGAAATAACGATGGAAAGGGAAATGGTTTAGGCATCGGAAAATCTGGTGACCCTATGAATACGCTAGATACAGTCAGCCGCCATGCAGTTGCTTATGAAAATCATGGCACAGATAGCAGAATCAAAGAAATTGAAATAAGCCCTACTGTTACTGCTAGATGGGGAACTGGTGGCAACAATGTTCCATTAGCTATTGGCTCATCTGATATTAGCGGAACATTAAGAGCTAATCCAGGTAGCGGATGGCGTAGTAACGGAACACCTGTGGAAGCAGTAGCTATACAAAACATGGCAGTTCGTAGGCTTACAGAAGTTGAATGTGAAAGACTACAAGGCTTTCCTGACAACTACACAAATATTAAAGAAAACTGTCCAAGCGGTGTAAGATATAAAGCTCTTGGAAATTCTATGGCTGTGCCAGTAATGCGATGGATAGGGGAAAGAATAAATGAAAGATTATGATCCAAACGATGCGATTGACTTCATTTTTAAAACTGCGCCTGCGTATGCAAAAGCGAAGGGTGAACTTGCGGAGCTTGAGGCATTTAAGTCAAGCCTTAAAGCTATTAAAATGTCTGAATCATCGGAGCAAAGTCTTGGGGCGCAAGAAAGAGAAGCGTATCGCTCAGAGGCTTATCAGAATTTATGTAAAGCCATTGGAGTGGCTACAGAAAACGCAGAAGCGTTAAAATGGAAACTTGAAGCAGCAAAACTTAGAGTAGAAATCTGGCGCACAGAACAAGCTAGCAACCGATCAATAGAAAGATTAACGAAATGAACGATTATGCAGACATTATTCTTAAACTTAACTCATTCATCAAACACTATCACGAAGCGGTACTTAAAGGTAAATATTCACAAGCCTATTTAATTGCTTGTTCTATAACAGAATCAGCGCAAGAGTTAGAAGATTGGACTAGCACCAAAAGTGTCCACTAAAGCAGAAAAACAATACTATGCAAAAGTGGCACGACTTGGCTGCATCTTATGCAAAAGGTTGGGATACGAAACGCAAGACGTTGGATGCGAATTGCACCATATTAGACGAGGTAACATACCTCGCAATCAAGCACCTGTCATTGGTTTGTGTACCGCCCACCATCGAGGATCAAATACTGGTATTCACGGATTGGGTAGACGAAAATTTGAGTCCACCTTTGAAACGAGCGAAGAGGAACTCCTCGAAGAAGTTATAGCTCTAGTGGGTCAAAACCCAGCTCTGCAACCTTAGATGCTCTACGTCTAAATGTGGCATCGTGTTTAGTCCAAGCATCGGTGATTGTTCCACTACGACTCATGTGGATACACTCATGGAGTAATGTTGAAATTACTGTTGTCAACCAGCCACAACGAGCATCAGAAATTGTAATGATGTGTTCGTAATCTCCCCCATCATCGTATAGGTACGTTCCCATAGATTCGGGGTCTGAATCAACAACAAATTTAATTTCTTCTGGCAAAGGCAAATTCCACTTATTTAGTGGCTCACATAGCATTAATGCAGAATATAAATTCTTTAATATGGCAGGACTCAGTTTCATTTCCAAGTAATCCATTCTTTGTTAAGCTGCTTTTGTTTTCTTTCAACATACACAGGCATACTAAATGTTAAACCATGTTCAGGATGGGTAATCCATAATGCCTGGCGTGGTGGCTCAAAGCCAAAGTTATTGGCATAAGCATACTCATCGTAACCTTTAAGACTACCATTTACAATAAGGCGTTCTAGCTGGATTAATTGATGCCAATGACCTAAGATCATTGTGTCGTATTCCATATCAATCTGAGCGTTTCTGGAGCGTTTACGATGATCTCCACGAATGATTGGGCCTAAAGCGCCAATGACACCATCACCCCCACGAAATTGATCCCCATGTGTAAGTAAATATTTGTGTCCGTAGATTGAATAATAGGCATCTGAGCCGTCAGGAATATGAAATTGGATGCGAGAATCATTTTCAAACCTCTTTGATAGAAACTGATAGAGTAACCAATCAAAGGATGTGAAGTTCCTGCCTTTTGCCCTAATTTTGTGCGTATTGCGCCCATGATTACCACTTACGCACGGAACAAAGACATTTCCAAACTCATCGGCTAAAGTTTCAATACACCAAGTCAATACACCGAATAAGTCTATAACTGTAGGCATAATTTCCATAGAGTTTGTAGCCATCAGTTCTTCATGAATGTCACCAGAAACCATATCGCCACCTAACACAAATACAATGCCAGGATAATCAGATAAAGCTACATGGTTTTTAAGTAAATCAATGGTCTTTTCAATCATGACTCTTGCACGATCTTGTGCAATCGCTACGTTGTATTCATTTACGCCATTAATTTGATTTGGGTCAACTACCTCGCCCCAATGCCAATCTGATGCAAAAAGGGTAGGAACGCCTGCGCTTCTTTTGCCTTTAGTAGGTTTAATAAGCCAATTAGGTGGAGATACCACCTTCTTTGACATCTTTAGAATGGTGGTTTTGATATATTCGGCAGTTAATGTATTTTCTTCATGGGCGTGGATCGTAGCCTCTAGCTGGCGAATTTTATTTCTAGCATCATTTAGCTCGTTTAAATCTTTATTAAACACTTCGACTGTGGGCTTAATTCCAGCCAATATTGCAGCTCTATACCTTGAATTAAAAGTGCCTTCAGGAAGATTAAGAAGTTCGGCTGATTTTCGTTTATTACCAGTCTTTGCAAAAGCATTTACCGCTTCTTGCATATCTTCATGCGACAATGGTTTTTGAGCCATTTGATCCCCTTTTGGTGTAAAGTGTTTAGATACTAACCTTTAATTTATTACATTTCAATGACCTATGCTAGAAAAGTTGATGCTAATCATTCGTTTATCGTTAAGACGTTACGAGAGCTTGGCTGTTCTGTATTTGATACGTCAAGGGTTGCTGGCGGATTCCCTGATCTTGTGGTGGGTAAAAACCAAAAGACCGCACTTGTTGAAATAAAGTCAGATGACAAGGCAAAGTTCACAGCAGCGCAACAAGCATTTATGTTGAATTGGCGTGGGTCAACAGTAGCTCGAATCCACGATATAGAAGGTGCGATAAATCTAGTAAAATTGCTTGAAAAATCGTAAAATAGTATTATTATTCGTAGTGTATCAACCCCATCTTAAAGGATAAATCATGGGCAAAATGGATAGCATGAAGGGCGTACCTTCAACAACTGGCGCAAAAGCACCTACTGGCGCAGCGAAAGCTGACATGAGCGGAGAGCGCAAAGTCAAGCTAGTTGGCGGAGTTGGCATGGGCAAAATGGATGCTATGGGTTCACGCCCAATGAGCCATGCTGGCAACTTTGAAGGCAAGCTCGGTGAATTGAATGACGGCAATATGGGTGAGCGTGAGTGCTACAGCCATAAGCGTGTCGGTCACGACCAAGACGATTGCAAATAAGCTAAACCCCATAGCTCTCGGTAAAGGGCTACAGGGTTTATAACCAAAGCAATAGGGTAATATTGAAATGGCTGATGAAATTGTATCATTTAGACCTCTGGCGGATAAGATCATTGTCCGACCAGATGTTCGTGTTTTAAGCTCTGTATTAATTGTT